CCTGCATTAAACCCGCCTCTGAGGGGACCGTTGGCTTGCGCCAACGCCCCCTCGTGCCATCATCCTTATAGGATGGTGACAAGAAGGCGGTAGCTGTAGAACCAGTCCACCCACATATCAACGATTAATACGACCTGAGAGGGAAGTATTAAAAGGAAGATATGACCATGCCATTTTGACCTTACGGTCACGGATGGCAATCCGATCAGCTGAGTCAGAAAGCAGCCGCGCCATTAAGCGCGGATAGCCTTCTGTCGACCACGCCCTACAGTTCTGATATTCTGTAGGACATCTGAACTCCATTCTTTGATACCCTCTGTTCCACCGGAGGGGCATTGCAGAATCAACTGCATCAGCCCATCCGAGTAGACCAGGGAAAGTATCAACTGGAAATCCATTCCGAGTAAAATAATCGGGATCATAGTGCGGTTTATCGCCGTCTCTATAATCTTTGAATATTCCCTCGAAATGAATGATCCTTGCACTTCTAAGGCTTCTTCTCTGGTCAAGACTGTCAGGTCTACCAAGTCCCGGAAGGGATTTGGAACCTCTGTCCGCCAGATAAGTTGCTCTATAGTGCTGAATGGAAATCGTGCAGGTAGGGCCCAATTCCTGGACCCACTGTTTGATAAGTTCAGCTGTACTGAAAAGACCACGGAGAAAGAATTTTCTCTGGAGTCCACACAGCACTGGGTAATCTTTGATGTTAAGGTCGGCTTCATAATTATATCTCCTGTTACGAATTATTGTAACATCAGATTGATTAAACCATTCACTACCACACGACTCCCTGAAGGGCGTCATGTAGCACGTCTTAGACGCGTTTACTTGACAACCAACAGAGGTAAGTGTTGTGGTTAAGGTTGAGATGCAGTCCAAGGGGGCGATAATATCATCCCCAAAGACACAAATCTCTGAAGCCATCTCACTCACGGATGATTGAAAAGGAGCGAACTTACGTCCGTAAGGACGCAAGTGCGGCTTCTTTTCCAGACGAGGACGCACTAACATTAGAGAGGCCATTGTTAAGGCCCAAAATATTAGTGTCTCCACTGGGAAGCATACTGCTGAACCCATTGGAGCAAATGCAACGAGCTTTACGAGTCTATGTTCGCGAGGTGATGAGCCTCGGTAGAACATATAGTCGGAGCGAGTCGACATTAGTTGAGCTCTAAGTTTGGGAACCTCTGCGAAGAGGTACCAAAATAGAACAACAGAGACAGTGTCTGACGCATTGGATAAATCCAAGGTACAGGCATTGTCGCCAACCGCACTTTGTGCTCTCCTCTGGTTAAGGGTTTGGTCCCTTAACCTTATGGAGCGCGAAAGCACGGGATGGCTGTCGATGTATTGCATTAACTTCTTCATCTGTCCTTGCTGGAGATACTGTGTTACAGTACTTTCAGCAGAAATCAAACGAGGACCCTTAAAGTCCTTTGGCACCAAACAGCATTTGGTAAATGAATGTCTCGTGAGAGACACCCCTTTGCCACTGCGTGCTGCCATTTGAAAAGAGTGAGCACCATATACTCCATAGGGATAATATCTCTCGGCTTTCTTAGGCCAAGTGGTAAAATCCCAACGTTCGAAGCGATCCTTCCCTTCGTGAACAACCCCTGGACCATGTCCAGGATGGATGTCACTGAGATCAAGGTGTCTAAGAACGCGACCGAGCAGCCATCTGGCACGCTCGAGTACAGGGTGACCGACAGGAACTCGCACCTTTCGGAGCGAGGATTGCCGATCAATAAAACCCTGTACTGCCAATTCTTTTTGCTGGGCATTCGGCTCACAAATGAGCTTACCGTCCACCAATAGGAGCTGGCGAAGGAAGTATATAGACGTCACACAAGGATCAGCAAGAAGGATACCATCCGTGCCAAATATCTTCCGGAAAACCGGATGACAAAAGGTCGGAAGGCATGTATCCCGTTTTGAGGCAAAGTGGGGAATCGGTGTAAACCGACCACCTACTAGACCCGAATCAAGGGCTTTTCCCAATAGGGGAAGAGTCACCTTGCCGAAGCTAGTACCTTCAGACTTTAGTCTCTTAACTATTGTCTTTAGGTCTTTATCACAGAACGGTACTCCCTGTCTAATCCCATCATCGATTATCGATTGATGGAGTGCGACGAAGCGCGCTTGGAACGAATTAAGGTCTCCCAAAAGGGTTTCCTCCAAGTCCCTATGACGCGCATTCTCAACGACGAAGGTTAGCTAACCTTCCGGAGAGTATCCTCCACCATCTCCTCTTACGAGGAGAAAGGCGGATTGAACGGTCCCGTAACATTGAAGTCACCCTCTTGGGTAGCTCCATTGAACAGAGCCGTAAGGACAGTTCCCCGGTTAAGGTAAGACGTCAATTGCGCCATCATGTCTTTAAACATGGTAAGCGTAATTTCCGCACTACGAGGGACCGAGAACTGGATGGATCCAATCATAGATAAATACTGATTGGTGGTATCCTCCACGATCGACTTAGTATAGACGATCTGGTGTCGGTCCGAACCTTTAGCACCGGCCGGTCGCAGAAAGTGCTGAATACGGAGGGTTTCGGGCTCTACGAGCCCGGCCGCCGTATTCTGATACACGTTCTGCGAACCATTCGCTTGCTGAAGGGTGTAGGTAACATCCGTCGTGCCATCGGCTTTAGTGAGAATGATCGACATAGGAAACTCCTAGTTCTGTCTCCGATTTTAAGAAAGGAGACGGGATTATGAGGGGGACGGCCCCTATTCCGGACATTTTACACCCAGAGCTGGAAGATTAATTCTGCCAGTTTAGTGTAGTGGAAGAGGCCAAGGTTAGAAATATCAACTAACCCTGACGTTTGTGGAATTTCGCGGTATCGCGAATACGACACAATATCGCGTGTAGCGATATGGACAGGATCACTCGGTTGAGATATCTGAACACCAATCGTCGGCTCGTACCCAGGATTGAGAAATAAATTCTCCCTGAGTTCTTGCTTAAGAGAGGCGCAGATATTCCGAATGCCACAGAAAGGACCGCCGGTACGCAGTCGAGTAAGATCATTGATCTTCTCTTGTGCGTCGGTAATCCAATCTAGGAGAAAGGAACCGGGGATAAGCTCCCAAGCAAGGCCAATAACCTTGCCGACACCAAAGTACTGTAAATATGCAGACCAGGTGTCATTCCAATCTAAATCCTGTCGGACTCTACCCCAAGCTGATATCACACCAGTAGTACGCTTGTACTCACAGGTGCGAAATAGTTGGGAACGAGTACCCAAGGCCAAGTGCCCTGGGGGTGTATTCGTGAAGTCAGACATCAAGTCTTGACGAACCCTAACGGGGACGTAAGCACCGCTATATTGACGAAGATGGAATAATCTCTTACTCACGAAATCGTGGGCCTCGAGTATACTCTTGACATCGTCTATAGCAGGACGCACGGCAAAGTCGTAAGACAAATGCCATTGCGTTGCATGCTTCGCGCCTCCTTTAACGGACCTCGCGAATTGTCCTAGAGTCATCCGACTAAACTTCTTCGTAGCATGGGTACCAAGCCCATGCTTAAGATGTTTAATCAGTAAAGAGATAGCACTTGTTGGATTTATGAGTATCTTGAAAGCGTCAACGAATATTTCGTTTTCGTACAAGTCCTCACCAGCAAGAAACTTACTCTTAACAAATGACTCACAAGCCTCCTGGAAAGAGGAAGACAAAGCAAACCAGTCGATGCCTTTGTATGCCCCGGCTGAGTAGGCAGAAGTAGCTGAATTAAATATATCAGCATAATCTGTCTGACTCGCACCGGTTAGTACTTTGGCAGCGGCTAGCTGGTTTACGAAGTTCCAAGTGAATATGTTCGTTGCCGCAGGTCCTGATGTTCTTTTGCTACCCTGACACGTAAAAGGCTGATACGCAAAACTGGTATCAATCTTCTTAGTTGTATGGGTGCAAGGATTGACAGGGCGAAAAGCCCTGTATGGTCCAAGTCCTCGGATGTAGGGATCTGTTACCTTAGGGTAACGTATCCGCTTCCATCTTTGGGTTTTGGGATCAACAGTAACCTCCGGCCGCGCAACGGTAAGGTCGGTAATGGATTCATCCTTGGTAGTAAAGAGCGCGGAACCGTAAGAAGTGACATTCTGAACAATACCGTTTTGATGGGTACTGTCAGGATTATCATACTCAACGGCCCACGTCCTCTGCCAAGAGGTGTTCAAACCTTCCTTATACTTCCGCGTGCGCGTACGATTCGTACTCATGACGGGTTTACCTTTCCACAATTAGATAGTAAAGATGCGAAATCTGGACTGTCGTCTGGGCTTGCGCTCAGACTTCAGTTTCCTGATCCGAACGTACAAGTCCCATAGCTTAATGCACAACTCAGCCGTGAGGCCAAGAAGTGTAAGAAGTTTCGGGAGCATGTGCTCATCCTTTCTGTCTAAAACGATATGATGCCGATTACCAATCGGAGCGGATGATACCGTAGTACCATACTCATCATATTCGAAGGACGGGGCGCCTTACTAGGGGCG